ACCGTGTCTATATTTACCATATTTTTTTATTGTAGTTTGCGATCGCCCCGAAGAGCGACCGCTCCTACAGTTTGATTATTTTAATTGTTTTTCTATGTTTGCATAGATTTCCATACCTTCGTCAGTTTTAAACCAAGCGGCTAAAGCTGAATATGGATGTTCATCAAATGGAACGTTCATTAGTTTTCTATTGTTAGAACCCCAACTAAATGTTCTTTGATCAGAAGATAGTTTTAATATTCCCATTTCGGTTGCTTTGATACCAAAATTTCTTAATACAACGTTGTCGTCATTTAAAAGATCTAGTAGCAATCTAGGGTTTTTACGAGCAAACAGTAACAAATCTCTTTTAAGCTCTTTAGAACTCATGTCTGATACCTTAGAACCAATCTCAACTCGCATAATAGCCTCAGCCATATCAATATCCATTTCTCTAGCAGCTAACATTGCATCAGCTTCCATTTCTAAAATTTCAATTTCATTAGCAGCTATTTTAGCCGGTTGAAACTCTCTATACAATTTATCTTTATGAGGGTGGTATAAAGAAAGAAATTTCTGTAAAACAGTTTTTTCTTTTGGAACATTTAAAACTCCTGCTCTAAAAGTTATATGCTCTAATCTTTGATCACCCTTCATTTCATCAACAAAGCAAGTTCTTTGATTTGAACAATATTTCAATTCTCTTTCGTAACCTTTTTCTTCGTCAAACCAATATACATTAGCTGATTTAATAGTATAAGATAAAGGTTTACCTTGCCCTTTTAATAAATATGTTCTAGCTTTGACTTCCCAACCGTCAATACTTTTGTTAGTAGGTTCTTTTCTTTTTGGTTTAGCTGTTTCAACAACTGGTGTTTCAACAACAGGTACCTCTACCTCTTGTGTTTTTTGTTTTTTTGCCATAATATAATATATAATAAAATTAATAAAAAAATAAAGAGGGGACGGAGAACGTTTACGTGTATGCCGTCTCCCTCTTTAAAATAATAAGCGCTTACTTCATTAACATGAAATTGTTAGCACCTTGTACAACTAAACATCTCTCAGATAAATAATGAACTTGCATCGCATCTAAATCAGATGTAACAGCTCCAACTGAACCAGTAACCCAAGTTTTGAGTTTTCTTGATTCCGTTTGAGAAGCTCTATATCTAACATGTAAGAATGGACGCTTTAAGTTTTTACCTAAAGATTGGTCATATACAGTAGATGTTCCAGCAGGAATAACAACCCCTCTAATTGGAGCTACAGCATCTCTTGAGTTAATACCACCTCTTGTAGCTTTATCATTTAAGTATCTGAAGTCAGATTTGTAGAAGTCATAAGAACCTCTTCTGAAACCAGAGAAACCTAAATTAAGCGCCATATCCTCAGAGTTGTTAAATACTCCGTAAGAAGTACCACCAGCACCATAAGAATTCATTGCAGCTAACATATCATCCATAGCTAAGCTAGTAGATCTGTTTACAAACATCATGTTTTCTTCAATAGCACCTTGAGAATCAAACTCAGCTAATATAGCGTCAAATTCTGCTAAATCAGTAGCAGGGTTAACACCAGTTACACCAGTAGTAATATTACCTCTAGTTTCTATAGCAGCAAATAAACCTTCGCTACCAAAGCTTACGTCAGCTCCGTTAATTGCAGCGTCAGCATTGTTTGCAGTGTTAACACCTTTAACAGCTTCTAACATAGTCATTTCTAAGTAATCAGTAAAACGTGATCTAGTATCACCTTCAGCTTTTAAGTACCAAAGATATCCACTTTGTCCAGCTTCACCAGTGATTTCAACCCAACCAATTTGAGAAGCATCAGATCCAGAGATCTCATAGTAATCTTTCATTATGATTGGCTTGTTGTTAAATGAAGTATGAGTTGGTTTAACGTTACCATATCCATCAGTTGATGAAGCAGTACCACCTTGACCATTTTTACCTTTACCAAATTCAGAACCTATAACTAATAAAGTTCCTGCGTTAGATCCACCACCATCAGAAAAAGCAGAAGCAGCATCAGCTGTAGCTCTTTCGTAAGGTAAACACGTAACAGTGTTGTTAGATACGGCAGATACGAAACATTTGATTGCACCTTCTGCAGTTGCTACAATTACCATGTCATTAATTCTAACACCATGCTCATCAGTACCCATTGAATTACCATCAATATCGTTAGTAATAGCAAACGTGTTTGCGTTTTCATCATAAGTACCTGTGTAAGATAAATGTAATCTACCTTGTTCTGACCAAATAACTTGGTCTGAGGACATTGCCTCTTCTGCACCAACTTGAGCTAAGAAACCTGAAATAGTTCTGTTACCGAACACTTCAGCTTCTTTTTCCATCAAGTCTGGTACGTATTGTTGACCCCAGTCGTTTCCGTCTGCGGTAAAATCTATATAGTTTGAAGATAGTGTTGCTTTTTTCGAAGCTGGTACACTATTTAAACTACCGCTGGATCCTGAATGACCAGGACCCGGATTTGAAATTGCCATAATTTTTAATTTTTAAATTTATTATTTGTTTTTAATTTTAAACTTAAAATCAGAAGAATTATCACCTAATACTTTTACTTTTATTCCTCCAGCTTCAACAACTCCGTGTTCTTGCCTTGGATTCATGCTTACGTTTTTGGCCTTGGCAACACTAGTTTTTAAAGCGTCAGCCTTACCTTGTTCATAAAAATGTTTTGCAATAGCATCAGGATTCATAGCGGTAAATAAAGATTTATGATAACCCTTAGCGTCTGACATTTCGTTATTTTCATTCAAGAACTTCTTGATAAAATTATTAATATCGCTTTGGTTTTCCTTTACTTTATTAGAATCTTTAACGTTAAACCTATACCTTTTCTCTCCAACATTATAATCAAATCCTTTAAAGTCTTTGTTAAAAACGTTGTTTGTTTTCATTTGAAAAGCGTTAGTCTGTTTTTCTATAATCGCTTCGTTTTCTTTTGATTCCTTGTTATATCTATTAAAAAAATCTACAGCTTTTTGTTGTTCTTTGGTCAACTTTGACCCAGCTTTAATTTCTTCATAGTATTTGGACTTTTGCCCGTCCAGGTGGGCTTTAGCGTCGGCAACTTGCTCTTTTAACGCTATTTTTTTCTTTTTAATCTCTCTTTCTTCATCAACTTCTTCATCATACGAAAAAGAATCTTCAATTAAAAATTCTATTTCATCAGAGGATAGATGAGATTTTGTTTTTTTATAGTACTCTCTAAGTACAGTCATATCATCAAAATTAGAAAAATCTTGATTAAGATTCACATAGTCTTCTAAAGTGCCACCAGTTTCTTCCATAAAATCTACAACTTTTTGTAAATCCTCAGGTATTGCTTTACCAGTTTCTGCCTCTTCTACTTTAGCATCTAGTAATTCTTCTGCAAGTTCAGTTGCTCCATCTTTAACTTCTTCTTCAGTTACTTCTTCTAATACTGGGGTTTCTTCTTGTGTTTCTCCCTCCGGTTGTACTTCTTCTTGTTTTTCTGTGGTGTCGGCATCTTTAAGCTCTGTAACCACTCCGCTGTCGTCAACGTTGTCTTCTTTAACTTCTTGATTGGTTTCATTTTCTTCTTTTGGTTCTACTGGTTTATTTAAATCTACCTTTGTGATATTATCTTCTGTTTCTGTTTTTTTAGATAAATCTACTTTTACAACTTCTTCAGTTGCCTTTTCTTTTTTCTTTTTTGCCATAATATAATATAATAATAGTTAATAATTGTTATCTAGGATCAAAGGCTCCTAAATCAAACCCACCACCTATACTATCATTACCTGCGGATTCAAAGTTTTTAGGTGGTTTTTGATTATTTCTTTGATCAATAAGTTCACTTTGTTGTGATGCTTGTATTCTAGTTCTTTCGTCTTTCCGATCTTCTTTTTGTTTTTCTTTGTTATTTATAGTTTCGTTATCCATAGATCTTAACTGCATGTTATACTGAAACTCTTGTTCCATTAGTTCTTTTTTCAAAGCTCCTTCGGCTTGCAATTTCTGTAATTCTAATTGCATTTCTATTTGAGCTAAATTTGCTTTTGATTCTACTATTGCTTGGTTTTTTTGTACTTCTGCTTGAGCAGCTACTTGTTGCGTTTGAGCGTTTGCCTCTGCTTGGGCTTGTATGTTTCTTTCGTTTATTTCTTGATCTTTTTCTTGTTTCTTTTTACGTCTTATTTTAAGAAGTTGATTGGCTAATTTTAAATTTTTAATTTCTCTAATATCAATAGCATCTTCAAGTTCTATAGTTTGTTGAGCTAAAGCAACTTGTATATTGTTTTCTAATAATGCTTTTTCTTCTTCATCTGGTTGTAATTCAATAAATATACCAAAATCGTATAAATGTAAATTAGATATTTCATCAAGAACAGCTACATTGTGAGCCCCAATTTGTTGAACAAAAGCATCTGCTGTTGGTGAGTATTCTATAACGTCAGATATTCTAAGCGATAAACACTCGGCTACATTAGAAGTTAAAAATAAACCAGATTGTAATATATGCCTTGTTGCTGTGTTACTATTTGCGGCAGCTAACTTTTGTACTCCAACTAAAGCATTTTTATCTGGCATACTACCATCTCTAGCCTCATTAAGCCCGGTTGTGTCTCTTATCATTTGTAGATAATAATTATAATTACCTATAAGCGATTGTAGTTTTTGACCACCAGAACCTGATTGTATTTCTTGAATAGGAACTTTACCAGGATTCATTTCACCTTCTGAAGTAAAACTTCGCCCAATAACAGATCCTGTTTGGAAAAACATATTTAAAGCTTCTTGTGGACTGTAATTTGTTCCGTTACCTAAGTCGATCTCCGCTAAACCGTCAGCATCTAAATAAACACCATCTGGAACCATACGAGATAATACTTGTTGTATTTTCAAATGAGTCAATTGTATCATGTCAGCAAAACCAGTAATACGTCTTACTAAACTTTCTATTTTTCCTTTATACATTCTAGGGGCAACAATAGAATAATTCATTTTTACTTTAGTAAAATCACTTTTAGGACGCATCATATTTTTAGCCATCTCCCACTTAAGTAATTTGTTTGTACCAAGTATTAAAGCCCCTTCATATAAAGTCTCTATACTTCTTTGTAGTCTTGAGTAATCAGCAGCTTCTGCTGGTGGATTAAATGTATCATCTTTTTCAATGGCTTTTTCAGCGCCACTACCAGTTTCTTTTACTTTGTAAACTTCGTTCATGTATGTTTTGTAATTAAAATACAATACTTGAACTTTGTTATTATCTAATTCTTTACCTATTGTTGAACCTTGATTATAATTTGTTTGAAGATTATTTTTATTTTTCATTATATCTTCTAAATCCTCATGTTCTAAATGTGGGAATTGTTTTGCTAATTCGTTTACTGGTAAACTTTTTACTTCACCAACATAATATATGTCATCAAAATATGGAGATTCAGTATATGAATAAACTAAGTCTGCAGGATCAACATAGCTAATTGTAACACCTTCAGATGTATTAAAGCCTGTTTTAACAGCGCCAATACCTAATACTGTTAAATCGTAATAAAATTGTTTTTTTATTAATTCATAATTATTACCTTCCATCAAAACAGAAAGAGCTTGTTCTTCTGCTATTTCTACAGATTGCTTATATGTAAGTTGCATGTGTAAAGCTAGTTCTTCTTCATTTGAAGGTAAATTATTTTGATCTGAATTAGAAATATCAATACCAAGCTCCGCGTCAACATAATCGTTGAAAGATTTCATATTTATATCTTCTAATAAAGCTTCCATATACTCTGTTCTTTGGCTTATGCCATAAGGATCTTGAGAATAAGCCTTTATATCATACATGCGCTCAGCCAGACCATTAACAACTATATCAACAAATTTAGGTATAATTGGAACAGGTGTCCAATCTAAATTAAGATAGGACAAATCACCGTTTATAGATAACTCATCCTTATATTTTTGTATTGATTGCTCGCCTCTAGCGTACAATCTTAAATTGTGAAAATTATTATAATTAGTTCTATGTCTATTAGAACCCCTATCGTAATTAAACCACTCTGTTTCTATTGCTTTTGCAACCTTTAAACCATAGTCGTAACTTAACTTTTCAGCATCGCTAACAACTTGGCTTGGAAAATAACTTTTTATAACAGACTCTGCCATATTTATTTTTTAATTAATTTAGATGTATTACCTTTATTTGCATACTTAGCAATACTTAAGTTTAGTTTAGGTTTTTGTATAGGTGCATTTGGTCTATATAAATGTCTATTGTTAGCCATTATAGCTAAACCAGAACTAATGGAAGCATCATGTTTTGTTCTTTTATTTATATCAAATCTAGCCCAATCATTTAACAACTCGTTAAAATAACAATCGCCAATACTACCGTCTGGCTTTGCGCCTACATGCGCCTGTATATACATTTCAATTGCGGCTGCATGAGCCTGCTTTATATCTTCACTGGAGTTTGGTATACCGCCTATTTCTTTTTCGGCTACAGATAATTTATTCCATATTTTATCAGGTCTATTCATACTGTAACCTCTATAACCACGTCTTCTGAGATAATAAAGCAATCTAGGTTTATTGTTCTCTGCAAGTATTGGCATACCATAAAACACTATTGCCATTAAAACGTCTTCAAAAAATATCTCAGCTGTAGGTGGTCTTGACAAATATTCTAAAAAGAAACTATTTGCAGGAGCATCCTCCATGCTAAACCTTGTTAGTCCGTGCAATGCTCCTTTAGAACCTACACCATCTACGGTTCCTGATATATCATAAGAATCACAACCAAAAGCGCCCATATGTTCATTAGCGGGATATTTAACGCCATTTTTTATTATAATCTTATTTTGCATATTTACAGGTGGTGTCCAACTAATTTTAAACCTACCTTTTGGATCTGGATAAAATATTACTTTAGAATCTTTAATACCATTAACCCATTGAAAGTTACCCCTAGTTATTCCTAATGTTCTAGACATTTCCTCGTTGTAATCTATCTGTTCGTATATTTTAACAAGATTAAAAATACTACCTTTTGTCTCGTCTCTAAAAGCGTGTTCTGTAGATCTTGGAAATTGTCTATAAAATTCGTTTAAAGCATCTTGATCGTTTTTTAAACCGTCAGCTTCATTTTGCCAACTATCTATAACGCCTATATCTATTAACTCTCCATGTGGATCGAATACATCGACGTCAGGAGTATTAAATACTGGAAGTCCGTACTGGTCAATAAATCCCTCGTAGTTCCATTCCATTGGGATAAACAAAGAATACAGACCAGACTGCGTTTGGCCATTTCTATTTCGTTTAGTGACATCGGATGAGTTGTATAATTTTTTAAAGTTATCTCCACCTTTATCTAATGCGTTTGATGTTGAGCCCATCATACATTTACCTATAATCCTACTACCTAACCGTAAACATGTTTTTGTAACTCGCCAGTTGTTTAATATATTATCGGGTCTCTCCCATTTACCACTTTCATCGTGCACTAATAGTTTTAGTTTTTCACCATCATAACTATTGTCCCCTGTGTTTTTCCAGTCTATTGTTGTATCTAATCCTTCTAAGTCTTCTAGCTTTTCGTTTGATGTAATTTTCTTTCTAGTGAATTTAGAAGCTGGAACTCTATATGCAAGTTCGGACTTGGGCCTGTCCATACCATCTTGAATAGGACTAAAAAAGAAAGGATAATTAATTGATATAGGTACAACCTTATCAGTAAACATTTTTTTAGCATCAGCTCCAGTTTTAGATAGTATTCCAAATCTTGCGTCACTGCTTATAGTGGCTTGGTTAACTGTTTCAGCTGATGACATAAAAGAAAATCCAGATCGTCTGTTTTTAAGGTAACACATGCCATAACATCTTTTATCTGCTTTGCAGGCTTCCCAAAAAATAAAAAATAATCTATTAGCCTCTCTAAAATCTGGAGCACCCACATCAATCTTGCTCCATTGCAAATACATATAATGTGTACCTGTTAAATATGTTGGTGTTCCAGCGTTGTTAAACCAAAAACCATTATCTCTTCTGTTAAACTCCTCGTCTATATAATCAAACCACTGTGATTTTTTTTCTTCAGGATATGCCCTCCAATCAAATATACTTTTAAGTCTACTTAGTTCTTTAGGATATTCAAATTGTTTCCATTTTTTTTCTTTATTACTATAAACTTCTTTTGGAGTTTTTGGTAATGCAATTTGAAAATTTTGTATTTCAATAATATCTCCTATTTGACCGTTTTTAGATATAACAACAAGATCGTGTTCTTTGTTATAACCATAAACCCATTTCTTACCTTTATTAAGTCTACTTATTGTAGTCTTTTTTATAGGCTCTACTATCTTAACTAAACTCTGCTCGTACATTATTTAGACCTACCCTCTGCAAATCCTTTAAAAACTTTTACTTTATTTTCTTCAGGTTCTTTACCCTCTAATAAGTTTTCTTCTTCTTGAATTCTATTTAATATTTCAAACGCATCGAATATTGCTAATTTTTTGGTAGCAGCAGCATTTTTTAATCTATCAGCTGATATATCATCGTCAGAATCTACAATAGCCTCTTTAGCAACTTTCACAAGCTCTTCAACAGCCTTATGCCCAGCCTGGATTATATTCTTCTTCGTCTCCTTGATATTCATATTTAATTGTAATAAATTTTGATAATAACCTATATAGTTTTTTACCATCTATAATAAACTCATATTCTGAACTTGGTCTAAAACCTATTAAGTCACCTTCCTTAACGGTGCCATCTGTATATTTTACAATACCCATTAAAGATTTTTCTTTGTTAATGTTTAGTTTTTCTGTAGATTTTAATGGAGCCACAAAACAATAACCTTTTTGAGCTTGCCAAGGTCTTGAATGATATTTAAATATTGCTTTTGGTTTATGTAAAAATATTTGATCTGGTTGTACTAGATAATGATCTTCATCTATATATGCTCTACTGTTTTTTTCAATACCTCTTACATTGTGCCATCTTCTAAAAATATTATGATGTACAATTACAGTATCACCAACTTTTATATCTGTCTCACCTACAGTTGGTATTGCTTTTACTATAGCCTCTCTACTAACATATTGATGGTTATAAATTTCAGTATTAACTATAAGTTCTTTACCATCTATATCTTTTATATTGTTGTATCTATTTTTTACAGGCGTTACAACAAAGTTGTAAACTGCTTTCATTAATACTCTAGATTATATTCAACAGACACAGCCATGTTTTTATTAAAATCTTTCCAAGGAAGTACGTCTTTATTCTTTTTAATATAAACGCTAAACTTGTCATCTTCTTCTATAATATCGCATATAGTATGACCACCATACACCTCTTGCCCAACGGCATAGTGCATGGCATCATTTTTATAATCTTTACCTATAGATATTTTACGAATCAGCTTCGACATCGTAGTTTATTTCTCCAGTTTGTATGTTAATATTTACCTTACCATACTCTTCTTCTAACATTTGTTGCTGCTCTTGAAGCTTTCCTTGTAGCGCAGCAACTTCATGCATTAGCATATGTTTTCTAGATTCTATTCTACCCACTTCCATTTGCATATTGTTAATAGGTGAAACTATTTCTTGAATAGCTTTTAATTGCTCTTCAGTAATTGATGTAGGTTTAAGGTCTACTACCTTTTCTTTCTTTTTTGCCATTTTATTTAATTTAAGTTAATTTAATTTATTTATTTATTTTTCAAATCCAAGTTTAAATCTCCATGGATTTGCGTTTAACAACTCGTGGTTGTTTGTTAAATCTGTTCCGCCAGCAATAGCTGCGTTTAATACTATAGTACCATCTGTGCCATCGTGAGTCATAGATTTAATTGTTCCTAAAGCTGTATCAACTCCCTGTATATATACTGTATCACCTACACAAAATACCTTTCTAACATCAGTACCATCAACAGTAATACTTGTTGCTGTATCAGAAGTTATTGCGCCGTTAACTAAAACACCTGTTCCATAATGCCTTGCCGCTGCTTGTATTCCAGCTACATACAATCTGTCGTAACCAGCATTTGTACCATCATCAGGCCCTAAATCTATAACAGTATTAACACCAAGATTACTATCAGCACCTCCACCAGGTCCTGGATAAACAACTCTATCTACCTTACCTAATGTTCCTTTTCCTGCTACACCTTCTAATCTAGAACCACCCACTAAGTGACGTGTCCAATTAGTAGTTCCATTACTACTTGGAGCTGCGCCAATAGTACCTATAGAAGGTGGTGCAACACCGTTTATTGATTTTGCAAATAGTAATTCTATATCAACCGCAGATTGAGTAAGTGCGCCGTCTTCACCATTTGCAGTTGCTGTAATGCTTCTTAGCATACAAGATCCTCTAGGAACATCTACAGCTGTCCAGTCAAATATTATATCACCAGCGTCTATATCACTACTTCCTGGATTGTCTGAAACATCTCCATTAATACAGTCTGGAATTACATCTACACTAAAAAATTTTCCCATAATTTTATTTTTTTCTTTTTTCAAATGATCGACCGCCAAAATAAGCACCGATCACTGTTATTAATACTAATTGTAAAAGATCTACATAAGAATCTTTTACGTTAAAGTTAAGTTTACCAGCATCAATAAATATAAGTAACATTGTACATACTACTAAAAATATTAATACTAGTGGTCGAACATTTTTGCTTAGCCACGAATCACTATTCATATCTGCTTTCCAGCGAGATGTAATGTTTTTTTCCATCTCAACTTCATAGTTGGCTATTAATTCTTTTATTTTGTTTTCTGCAGCTAATTTCTCTTCACCACTAGTGTGTAGATTATCTATCACACTTCCAACACCTTTTACTAGGTCTGCTGCACCACCTGAAAATATTTTACCTAACATATGCTATTTTTTTGCAAATTTTTCTATACCACTTATACCAAAGCAACCAAGCACTACAAGCACAAATGAATCGTATACAAATTCGTTGATCATTAGGTCTCTGCCTAACCAACCAGTTATAAGATCTACTATCATAATCACACACATTATTGCAAATGCAATAAAACCTACAACTGATTTTTCATTCCACTCGTTATTGTCTTTAAATATTTCCATAATTTGCATCTTTTTCCCAAGGAAAGTCTCCACCTGCCTCAGTCCATTTACCATCTACTTTTATCATATCTCTACCATTTCTAGTTTCTCTTGGGTATGTTATTCCATCATACTTTACGAAGTCATCTCCATACTCTAGCTTACCAGTTTTCATTTGAGTAGCATGTACCATTTCATGGCTTATAACTTGTCTTTCTTCAAAACTACCAGGCTTTATTTTATTACTAATATATATACTCCCATCCATATTAGCTTCACCCATAACGCCAGGTTCTAAATTTTTTCTAACAACAGGTGTACCAGGCACCGAAGCGTCTGGATCTCCAGATTCTTTGTGGAAGCGAAGTTTAGTTCTAATTTCACCACCTACAGCATAATTACCTCTTTCTGTTCCTAATTTAAATCCCATTTAAAAATTAAATCCTTTGTTAGTAACCTTAATTCCTTTTTTGATGTTAAATTTTCTTTTTGGCGCATATTGTTTTTGATTTTTCTTTATCTTACCACCAGAGTGTTTTTGGCCAGAAGTATACATATCTTTTAGCGCCAAGCCAACACCTACACCTCCCAAGAGTCTACCAGCAACTTTTACGTTTTTACCTATCCAATTACCAGCTCTAGCTATTTTACTTTCAACCGCGGGTGTCGTGAAACCGCGAGGAGTAGGGTTTTTAACGTTTTTCCATGCTCGTTTTATTTCTGATTTAAAAGTATTTGGTTTATTAGGTCCCAACGATAACCCACTATTGTCTACTGCTCCGGGTTTTGTTAAATTTTTTAAAAAATTCTTTTGTACAGGTGAATTACCAAACCCGCTAAATCCTTTCATTTTAAATGAGCTTGGTTTTTTATATTTAGGCATAATTTTATCTATTTTTATCTTTTATCATATCATCTATAGCTTTGTTATAAACTTTATCTGTATATGATTTATTGTTATAGAATATACTTCTTTCTGATGTAGGCATATCTTCTTCTCCTAACAGTATTCTATATATTCTGTTTATTAGTTGTTTACATCGATACGATGTTTTGTACACACTATATTTAATAGTAGTACGATTTCTATGTCTCCAAACGTCTATCCAACCATCTTGTCTAAGCCTGTCCCATCTAGCTTTATCCCAAGAAAATGTATATACCCCGTCCATGAAATCTTTTCGTGTGAATCTTCCTTCACAATCTAAATAAAATAAAAGTTCTAAGTCTGCGTCTAATATCCCGTAAGTCTTACAAGCCCACTTTCTAGTGAGCCTGTAATACTTAAGGATATTCATTTCACGCAAATCTTGCGCGGTTAATCGCATCTATTAAGATCCAGCAGCGTCTGCAAATGCTGTATCAGTAGCGTCATGAACAATGCATGTAGCGTGCATTCTAGTTCCATCTGAATATATGAAATAATGCTCACCAGAAGTTGAAGCAGCAGTACCTTTAGTAATATAATCATTACTAGTTCCATTAGCAACTTGACCACCGCCACCGTCAGCTCCAACTAAAATACCGTTAAAGAACTCACCAGCATACGTTTTAATGTGGCAAATGTTATCCATCGCACCACCATCGTCTTCTGTAAAAGTAACTCTACAGTTCCAACCAGCGTTACCAGATGCTTGTGGTAACGTTAGTGTAGTTTCAGCGGCAGGATTCATTTGAATAATCTTTCCACTATCAGCGCTAGTTAAAGTAGTATCAGCAGTTACAGCTTTTATTACAGCGTATCTTCCTCTGTTAACAGATATAGCACCACAAGCTGTGATGTTAGCGTGTGCATATACACTATTAATGTCATCAGCTACAACTGTAACTGGATTTTTAGCCCCAGCACAAGCTGAAGCTAAAGCTTCCATAACTTCAACTTCTTTACCAGCTGTAATAGTTAACACAACATTGTCCTGCGTGCCTGAACCGTTGACACCTTCGAAATACACAGTAACTTCTGTGTTACTAGTAACGTCAGCACCTCGGAAATTTGCAGATGAATTCATATAAGAATCATCAGCAGCGGTATGAAATACCAAATAATTTTGTCCGTCCATTTTTTGTTTTTTAATAATTAATAATTTGTTTGTTGTTTTTAGGTTTTGGATTGTGGATTGTGGTTTAGGTTAATCTATTAGTACCACGTCACCAGATCTGATAACGTGATATAATGTTTCTTTATACTGAACTCCATGCCCAGCGTGTTTGTCGTAATAAACGACATCTTTCTCGTTTATTCCTTCTACAAGGTTTCCAATAGATATTACTTTGGCCTTTATATACCTATTGTCCTCGTCTATATCTTCTGTTAATATAAGTCCACCTACTGTTTTAGGTCCTTGTTTTATTTTTTCTACGATTATATAATGGTTAATTGCTCTCATTTGTTCTCATGTTTGAAATTATACAATCTGCAGATATAATAGTAGTTACAACACTTACCGCATTTTTAAGCGCTGACTTAGTTACAAGTACTGGATCTACAATTCCAGCTTGCATCATATCACTTTTGTCACCACTACTCACGTCTATACCTTTGCCATTTGTAGGTTCAACCGCTTGAATTATACCAGCATTATCTAATATAGTATGATATGGAGCTTTTATAGCATTTAGCAATATCTTTTCAGCATCATTACTGGGTGTTATTTCCTGTGCTGCATTTAGAAGAGCAATTCCACCACCTGGCACTATCCCTTCTTTAAGAGCGGCTTTAGTAGCATAAATAGCATCTTCTACTCTATCTTTCTTTTCTTTAAGTTCTACCTTAGAAACAGCACCTACTTTCACCATACCCACTTTACCCGATAGCATAGCTAGTCTATCTTGGATTTTTTTCTTTAAAAACGGGTTTTTTTCGTTTTTTATAGCTTTTTTAACAGTTTTAATACGTTCTGTTAAATCATTACCAAGATCTATAGTGGTAATTACAGTATTTTTGTCATTTGTAACCGCTTTGTCAGCTTTTCCAAGGCAATCTACAGTAATTAAGTCCATATCATCACCTAATTCTTCATTTATTACCGTTGCACCGGTTAAAAATGCTAAATCTTGCACTGTATCTTGCTTAGTAGGACCAAAACCTGGTAAATCTATGATATTTACCTTAATATTACCCTTAACTTTGTTCATCATAAGGGCTGATTTTAGCTGTTGATCAACTTCTGCTACTATAAGTAGCTCTTTTTTATTCTTTATAACGTGTTCTAGTATAGGTTGTATCTTACGTATGTTAGGTATTTTACTCCCTACGATCAAAACTAGTGGTTCTTCAAGCACAGCCTCATGTTTTTCAGTATCTGTAACAAAATGTGGAGATGTTATACCACAATCAAACTGTACGCCGTCAACAATATCAACATAAGTTTCTTCTGTACCTGATCCTTCCATAAAAACTACACCATCTTTACCAACTTTTTCGTAAGCTTCAGCAATAATCATACCGAGTTGACGGTCGTTATTACAACTTATACTACTTACATCTTCAAGCATTGAACCATTTACGTCAATTGCTTTTTCTGTTAAGTGGTTGTTAACTTTATCAAGAGCTTCTTTTATACCATTTTTAATAAAACGTATAGACAAGTCTTTATATTCAGGTTTGTTTACTTCTTTTATTAGAGATTCAGCAAGGACAGTAGCCGTAGTGGTACCGTCACCTGCTTCTCTCACTGTTTTTTGCGCGGCCTCTTTAATAAGAGTGGCACCGAGGTTTTCAACCGGGTCATATAAGACAACAGATTCTGCTACTGTTACTCCGTCTTTTGTAATGACCGGGTTGCCTCTAGCATCTTCGTATATTACACACTTTCCAGATGCTCCTAGAGTAGATTTCACAGCTTTCGCTAATTTATCTACACCCGCAATTATTTTGCTTTTAGCGTCGTCACCAAAGTTTAACTCTTTAATGAGTTCGCTGGGATGATTATATTCCATTTAATTAAATTTAATTTGTTAGTATACTATTCGAATGTTTTAACTATCTTAGGACCTTTGCTAGCTTCTAGCTTTTTAGCAAAATGATCAATGCTTCCATCAATCGCCGCTTCAGCACCTTGTATAGTTTCCCGCCTAGTAACATCATGCCATGTATCTTCTGTTACATGTTTGCACTCTGTTTGGTAAAAACCATTAGCGAGTTGGGTTATCCTCCAGTTTTTCTTATCTGCGAGGTGTGTCCACTCTTCTATAGTTTTTTCATTCGGTTTTTGGTTGTACGTTGCCGTACTCTTGTAATATAAATAAGTCATTGTTTTATTGGTTTTATTTTGGTTAATATTGACTTGGTCTAGGGTCTTTCCCTATTTCTTTTCTTATCCTCTTGTCATTCCTAAGTACCTAGAAATTTCGTTTCTTCTATCGCTGCCCCATAATCCACCAGCAAAAGGTCTAAGCATATTGTTTTGTTTATTACTAGTTTTATTAGCGATAGCACTCGCTATTGGCATGCCACCTACAAAACCTGTAAATGGTTTAGGTCCAAGAGAACTTGCTAGTTGTCCCGTGTTAATATTTCGGCTGCCTAAGTCTTTTGCTCTACTTCTCTGCCAATCCATGGCAAAGTTACCACTTGCAGGTACTTTAGGTGATGATTTTCTACCACCAAATATACCCCCAAGTAATCTTCCTAAAAACTTGTGTGGCGAATTACCGTGTGGCATTTGATAGCCTGTGTTTTTTTGAAATTTTGGCATTACTTTATTTTTTAATTTTATAATTCTTTTTTCCTTCTTGTCGTGTCCCTTTACCATCGTTACCTCTATTTGCCTTAACAGACTTAAATGACGATGTCTTGTGATCATAGTCTTTACCACTAATACTCTTACCTGCTTTTTTAGCTGCTCTACGCTTTACCTGAGCATCAGCCTTGTGAGCTTTACGCTTAGTAGATTTAGCAGCAGAAATGTCTCTACTCTTCTTTTTAGCCGCTGCAGCCTTAGATAGTTTTTGCTTAGTTAGTTTGATAGGTGAGTTCATACTAAATATTATTACATAGTAAATCAATTATTTAAAAGTAGGACATAAGCCCCTTACTAAGTATACTATAACTACCTAATGTCCTAAAAAAAGTACGTTGTAAATATTGGGGTGTAGTGTTGCCCTACTCTTCTACGTGACAGTTTGTCATATAAAAGTCAATTTGTCATACCGGGCCCCCCTTGTTGTTTTTCGTTTCGCCGATTTTTTTTTGCATTTTACATTTCATTTTTTTTTAAAGTATTTTATTATAAATTAATTTTTCTATATATATATTCACATTTATACATACTAAATACGACACATAATGGATAATATAAATGTAAAAAGAAATTAATAATATGTTATACACTCACACACTTCGCGCAATACATACACACTAAAATTAATACACAAATAATAGTATTACTTTTACAATGTAAATACGAAGTCAATTGGATAATATAAATAAGAATAAACAAAGTTAAATAAATAAATAAATAAATATGAAATTAAATAGTAAAAGATTTGTAATAAGAAAATCACTAATAGGTAAAAATGCAATTATAACAGTAAACTTCACAAATGGTAAAACTGCTACTTATTCTCACGATAAAGTATATGAAGTAATGAAAGATAAATTAGAAGCAATGAATTGTTTTGCAAAATACAAAAGTTATACTGCTTCTAA